CCAAAGCCTCTTCTTCTGCATCGTCATCTTCTTCATCTTCGAAGTCTTCGTCTTCTTCGCTTTCTTCTTCCTCCTCGGCATCTTCTTCCTCCTCATCAGCCTCTTTAGACACAACTTCCTTTTCAGGAAACTTAGGTTCCTTAACTTCCTTTAAACCTTTAGAGGCTGTTAAGGGGGTTAACCCATCAGATAGGTCAAAGCACGGGATATCCGATTCTTTACAGATTGCAAGAGCATTTGCTGATGTTGGGTCTTCATCATCCCAAAGAATAAATGCGGAAGACTTTTCCCCCGACATCATCTTGACTGCATCATGCAGCGGTTTTTCTGATAGTTGAAAGCTTGCATTTGGAAATGCAGAGAAATCAGCAGCTTGAGAAGAGAACATAATAATGTTCTTGTTTTTTTCTTTAGCAAATTGAGCTGCAAACTCTTGAGTCTTACTTGGTTTTATATCAAATGAAAGAACTAAAGTACCTTCAGAACCATTAGCATAGTAATGGTCTTCCATAAGAGCCTCTAGGTTGGCTCTGCTTGTCTCGCCGTTACCAGCGACTAACACATAGTATTTGTCCATAGGGACCTCCTTGTAGGGGAGCCCTATACTACACAATTTTTTACTCTGGTCTAGTGCTGTTAATTACTGCTGGTTTATAGGTAGCAACCCTTTCAGCTAAGGCTAAGAATGCCGAACCCAAAAACGCTCCAGCTACGGTATAGAGTATGAACTCCTTAGTAGTTGAAACTTCAACTAACCACGTTCCAATAGAGGAAAAAATAATTGAGGAAACCGCATTTAATACTACGGCACTTATAAATATACTTAATACGTCAACTAAAGGACCTATAATTGCTAAAAGGAAAGCGGTAAAACATCCAAGAAGTATTAACTCAACCATAGGGATATCTTACTAGGTTTTTGGTTGAGCCAAGTACACCGCATAGGTGGTCCCGCTTAATAGATAATACTGAAGGGCACCCCCAATAAGGCGTTCTTGAATAGCAACTCTGTTTTTGTAGTAGTGGCTACGAGCATTGTTAGGTACGGAACCTTCCCAGAAAAGCTCGTTTGTAGCAGCTGGACCAGTGCTCCCATCAAAAAACTCAAGAACAAACGGAGAATTCTCAAACAAAGCGGTGTCGACATTTATTTTATGTCCAGTAGCTGATGGGGTCCACTTTAATTGAACAGCTGCGTATGCCGCATTACTTGGTGCATAAGCAGTTACAAATGGCCTAGACCAATCCGAACCAAGCATAAATGTATTGGTGCTTGTGCTTGTTGATATGAGGTTTTTACTAATGTCATACCAAGCAATTGAAGGTATTACTACGTCTGACGTCTGTTCGGTTTTTGCATATAGACTAAATGTATAAACAGTGTCTGGGTAGTAAATGTCCATTAAATCTGCTGTTGTTACAAATGACTTTAATGTAACTTGAGATGTTCCAGATGAAGTTATAACTAAAGCATCCCCACCTTTACACACAACACCAGCGGTAGATGAACCAGCAGCTACAGTCCCAACTGCAGCAAAACTTACAGATAGGTCTGAAACTCCAGTCAAGGTTTTTAACCCATCAAAAGGTGAACCAAGACCAGTTACATAAATTTGGTCACCAGCTTTAAATGTATGAATAACTGATAACTCAATTGTTGCAGTTCCAGAACCAGCAACTCTTGCTGTTGAATAATACAATTCTACATTTGGCTCAGCTACATCTGTTCTAACGCTTAGAGTTCCAGCTGTTACACCCCAAGGTGTGTAAGGAGCAACAAAGTGAGGGTTTCGAATTTCATTAATTCTATTAGCTTTTAAAGTAACATGTAGCTGTCTAGCCTCATCAAATGATGTTACCGCACTTGCTTGCTCAAATTGAGCAGCGTCAAAATAATGGCGTTCGTTGCTTGCTAGGTTTGCTACGTTAGATATTGTAACCCCTGGAACAGCATAATAACATTCTTGACATTTTTGAACTGTTACTTGAAATCCTGAACCAGTTCCTCCTAATGAAGAGTTAGCAACAGAAAGAATTGTTGTTGTATCCGCTCCAGCTCCTCCATTTGTAATAGTTAAAGAAAGGACAGCCCCTTGATAAACTGTAAATGAACCTCTAGGAGCAATAGTAAATGTTTTTCCAGATACATAAGTTAAAGGCACATTACTATATGTTCCATCAACGTACCCTGTACCAGCAGTGTTGTTAAAGCTATTAATAGTTAAATTAGTAGGAGCTAAATCTGTAACAACAGCTCTTGTTGAAAAACTTCCAGAACTATTTGTAACTGGGTCACCAGTTGTAGTCTTCATCAAAACGCCAAATCTGTCATACCATTTAATATTAGCTGTTAAAGTTCTAGATGCAGAGCTAGCTGCAGAATAAATACTAAAGGTATAGTTTTTACCAGTTTTTACTGGGATACCTTTTGTTATAGGGTTTGTTATTCCACATGAAAAAGTAAGTTCATTTGTTGAACCACCAGCATTTGCAACACTTAAAAACGCGTTTTGTTTATTAGGATATAACAGTGGAGCTGTAGGCTCTGACCAAGGCGCTGGTACTGGAGTAATCTTTGCATAAGCGTTTGTATCTGTATTAAAAGCAGAACGTTGAGTTACATCTGCGGCTGTTAAAGAGTATCCAACAGAAGTATCATCTACTACTGTAATAGTTTTTGCTGTTACAACTTCATTAAAAATAGGAAGTTTACACCCACTAATAAATATTTTATCTCCAACTTTATAGTTGTGAGCTCCCAAATATAAGTTAGCGTTGTTACTAGAGATAGAAACTTTAAGGATGTCTTGTTTCTTTAACTGAAGAAGTTGGGTGCTGTTGTCTGGAGATGTCCAGTTGCCTATTCCTTCTTCAAAAGAAGAGTCGTTGTAATCAAGCATTAAATTGTGGCCTACTGTAAGGCCTTCAATACTAGGGTTTGGTGTCCCGTCAACTGGAGAAGGAACGGGCCATCCACTAAAAGCAGTTAAGTATTCTCTAATTCCAGCGGTGCTTCCCTTTTCAGTTTGAAGCTGAATAGCGTCACGAATTAACACTCGGTTTTGTTGATAACCAATTTCTGGTTCATAATTTATACCAAATTGTTCTAGCATTAATGGGATTAAAGTACCAGAAGCGTTTTCAAAATCATAACGATTTGTAATTAATTTAATAAGAGTTCTTATGTAATCAAATTTAAAACCAAATAGATTTAAAAACTTTCTTAACTGTTCATTATCTCCAGCAATACTTGCTGTATACGGCGTTGTTAATTTTTGAATTCTTGGAAGGTAGTCGTACATAAGTTCTTGAGTATTAAAATTTTCAACAGCAAGCCCAGTAACTTGACCAGCAAGAACCCATTGAAGTTGAACTTGGTCTAATACAAAAATAGAATAATAATAAAAACGAGCTTTATTATTTCCTACGTTATCTGTGTAAGTAAGTGGGTCTTTACCTCTAGTAGTAGTGAATATGATTTCACCATCAGTTGAGTTAACAGGATATCCAAATGGGTTTCTTACCAGTCTTAATTTTGCCCAAGCACCGTAAGGGCTATTCCAGCTTAAAGTAATTTTTTTATATCCAGAAGAAAGTGCCTTAAAAGGGGATGCGTCAAACGCAATTGGGCTATCTGTACCGTAGTAACTTAAAGGAAACGACGGCGAGCTGTAGTAATCAAGACCATAGCGTGCCATTAACTTAAGAACCCTCCGCTTACGGTTACGCTAAATGTGCCAGCTTGAGGCAATTCATTTGTGGAACAGATAATGTCTTTTACAGTAAGTGCTGTAACTGAGCCCGTAACTGTAGCTCCAGAAACAACAGCTGTTGCAATTAAAGAATAACTAAATGTGTTTGAAGTAACCGCAGTTACCACAGCTGTTCCATTAAATACAGTATTGTTTACGTTAGATACTAATACTGTTTGACCTACTGTTAAGTTATGGTTAACGGAAGTAGTTAAAGTTGCAACGTTTGATGTTAAAACTCTATTTGTAATAGTAAATGTTTGTTCTTCGTCCGAACGTACAAGTTTAGAAATAGATGCTCGTGATACTCCTGTCACGTCGTTAACTACAGCAAGAACATCTTGAAGGTTAATACGGTCATTAAACGAAACGTTATCAAAAGCAAAAAGTTCTTGAAGGGCAGCGTTTACATCGTATTCTACTTGAGAGTTTTTATATTGACTTAAAACCACTACATCCATTTTTAACTGTACGTTTACATATTTAGGTGGTTGTAAAGTAATTGTTACTCCAGGAGCTGTTTTATCAACAAAGTAATCTAAAATTTGAACCGCTAAGTTGTTAAATACTAGCGAAGAAGTAAAACCGTCAGATTGAAGGCCTGAATCTCCGTAAGGAGCAATGTAGATAGTTACATTGCTATAGACTTCAGCAACAGATATAGCTTTTGCTACACCAGTTACTTGAATTGCAATAGCCGAATAATCTGACAAAGCCACAGCTCTATTTAAAGCTCTAATACTTTTTGGCGCATTAATGCGAATAGAGTCTGTAGATTCTGGTTCAGCTCCACCAGAGCCAGAACCAAGAACTTGACCAACGTCAATGTTATTAACACTAATTCCTGTAGGTACTGTTGTTAGAATATATTTAATAGTTCCAGCTGGAACATTTCCTTTTGTACCCCCACCTACACGGTAGGTTGCATATACATCAACCCCATTTGGTGGAATACGTCCGTTAATTCCATCACCGAATTGTAAGTAAACTTGTTCATCAGAATCTACTACCGCAATAAATACTGGGTCATAGTTTTGATAATCAATTATGTACTCAACTTGAGTGTAGTTAATTCCAGCAACGGTTACAATAATACTTTTACTAATTACAGGCGAATCAGACAGTTGAAAAATTTGATTTACTGAACCGTCAGAGGTTCCAATTTTTTCAGTTTTAGTTTCACCTTCTGTTGCATAAACCTGTGCTGAACCAGCAGTGCTTCCAACTTTTGCTGGAACAGTTACATCTTCAAGGGTTTCAAATACAACCTGTGTTGTAACACCGTTAGATACTACGCTAGTTGCTACCTGTGTTAATGCTGGAACAACTTGAGCACTGGCAGTTGAGTTGTAGAAAGTAAGGTACACAATAGCTGCAGTTCCTTCAGTGGGGGTATACCCAAGGACTCTAGCTAAAGATAAAACACTGTCTCTTTGACTAGCTGTTGTAATAAAAGACTCATTGGCTGAGCGGTCAATGTAGTAGCTGAGGTTATCTCCAATATAAGAAAATAGCTCAATTAAAGTCATGCCAAAGTCAGAGGGGTCTCTGTTAGTCCACTCAGGAGCAAAATATGGAATAAGAGCAATAAGGTCTTCTCTAATAGACTCGTAGTCTCTAGATGTGTAGTCAACCTGTGGTACGTAATTACTATTAGCCATTTCTTACCTCCCGAATTAGGTCTCCTGACCTGCTAAGAATATCAGTTCTTATCGTTACACTGTCTTCCAATTGCCCTGGGCCATAGGAATAATTTATATTTACAGACAGAATTCCGTTATCATCGTCTAAGATTTTTTCTACTTTTCCAAGCGCCAAGTCTGGAAGCCAAAAAGAAAAAGCTCCAGATATAGCTTGGTTAATCATGCTCATCGCTGCAGTTGTATTTTCAAATGTAGACTCTTCAATGCTGCTTCCATAATTGGGTCTCATAACACGCTCCCCAAAATAGGTCATGACGGCAAGAACAACTCGGTCTTGCCATATTTTTTTCTCGTCAGTTGTGTATGCAACGCCCCCATTACTATCAAAAGAAAAGGGCAAGCTTATAGCTTTACTCATAGTTCTACTCCCATCCATACTGGAAAGTTAGGGTCTCCGCCTTCAAACATAACCCATACTTTTTGGTCTAGTTTTGGAACTAAACGGTGCGGGGTATGCTCTGGAACGGTGTTTGTCTCTTGGTCATCATTCCACCTGTTATCGGTGTTGGTTGTTGTTTCATGCTCATGGTCAAGGCTTAAGGCGTTACCTGTGTGGTTCTCAGTATGAGTAAGTGTTTGAGTAGCACTAAAAGTGTGGGTGTGTGAACCAAAGGTGCTTACGGCAGCCCCGCCTGTGGTTCCAGATACTGATACCGCATGATTACCGTGGGCATTAAGCAGCGCAGCTACCTCAGCAGCCAGATGCTTCTTATGGTCAGGGTGGTTACTATTAGCTAATACTGGCATGCAAGGTCTAGCCCACTCAGTGACCTCTTGTCCCAACACTTGTGGAACAATTAATCTAATTCTACTTTCTTTATCAGGGTCTTCTACGTCTACACAGACGCCCTGATACAACCCATAAAATCTTTTATCTTCATTCATCATTTCACCGTCTTTAATCTTTTAACAACCGATGGGGAACGTCGTTTTACTACAGTAGTAGATGTTAGCTTAGGAGTTGCTGTTTTCCAAAGCGAAGCTGATACCACAGATGTTGGCTTAGGTCTATTATTTATTTTTCCAAAAGACACCGAAGTTCTAGAGTTTTTAGCTTTATTATTTTTAACAATTTTTGATTTAGGTTTTACTACCGTTTGTTTTTTTCCAGGTGTGATTACTCTTTTTTGTTTAGTATCTGGAACTTGAACAGCTGAACCATCTGTCCATCTAGTTGCTAATCCTAATGAGTCTGTTCCAAGATGAAGCAGGGTTGTATACTTGTATTCAATCTCTCTTTGAGTTTCAATCATTATGTGTTCTGTACCTAGTACAGTCCAAAAGCCGTTGTAGGCTGTGCCAACACCATCTATATAAATCGGCAAGTTTGGCCTAATATTAGGCTCCCCCAAAACTTCAGCTGTAGCTCTGTAAGGAAAACTATTTCTAGCCTCTGCTGCCTCAGCTTCAAATTTAGCAATCTCTACACTAGGAGCAACTACTTTTGTATCAAATCTATCAAACATTTCAGTAGATTCAATAGATTTAGTTTTTTTATTTCTTTTTTGTTGTGTAATTGATGTTGGTTTTTTTGAACGTTTATCAACTCCGCTTACCGCAACAGCTGCTTTAAAAGCCCCTTCAATTTCTAAAGAATCACTGATTAAAGGTTTAAAGCTGTAAAGTGTAGACCCTTGAGGATTGCTTTCACCACGCATAGCAAAGTATGGAGCAACAGCACGGTAAGTTGCATAGTCGTTTAATATAGGTTCAAAGTAAAGCTCAGTATTGTGGGCTCTTAAAGTGTACCCGTGTTGTTTTGCAAGGCGAACAAGAAGCTCCCAATCAGTATGAGCAGCATGCGATACCATTTCAAAAACTCTTTTAGTAGGAACAACAAAAGCTGCAAGACCATGAATTTTTGCTATTTTTGTTACAATATTACTTGCTGTAATATTTTTATAAACTTTTTGTGACGCTTGTTTTAAAGGAAACGTTCCACCAATAAAAACAACTTCTGTAAAAGCTGTTCCTGGGGTATGACTTGGTTGAATATGATGAACATATCCAATAAACTCACGCGAAGATTTGCTCCCCATTATATTAAATTTAGCTGCGGTTCCAGGTTTAATATACTCGTATGAAATGTTCCAGTCTCTAAATTTAACGCTAAGCATTTCGTGCTCATTTATTTTTTGATAGAGTCTAGCTTCAAATATAACTTTAGGACCTTTAACGGCATCAGGAAACTCAACATCAATAAATTTAAACACGAGGAATCCTAAGTTTTGTATTTGCTGGTATAGCTAAAAAGTCTTTTACTTCAGGGTTGTACTCAGGAATCAACCACCATAGGTCTGGTTTATTGTAATACTTATTTGCTATTTGGTCTAAACGCTCACCAGTTTTATAAGTATGCGTCCAATATGTCACTCTTCCTAAATTAGAAACAGAATAAAAAACGGTTGGATTTTCATCCCCACCAATTTTTGTTGCAAAAAAATCAATGGTTGAGTACTCATAACGAGAGCCAAGGTAAATAGTCATTATACGATTGTACTTCCTGCGAAACAGTCTAGGCTTATACTTACAGTTGTTCTTAAAGGAATCATCATTTGATTAAAGAACTGATGATTAATAGATAGTTGAGTAATCCAGCCAACATATGAAATAGAGTTTTCATCAGGACCTATTTGTACAGCCATCAAAGTTGGTCGCAAATAACCAATATCAGCTGACTTTTTACCCAACAAAGTTGTCCATCCCTGAGGATGATTTTTTGTTTTACCGTCACCATTGATAGCTTTAAATAAGTACTCTAGGTCTGCCATAGTTCCATACTTCATTAAATTACTCATTTTGTAATTAAATGTTTCTGCACCGTTTGCATGAAATCCGCCTTTATAATACGGAGCAAATACATCATAGCTTGTTAAGTTTGGAGATTTAGAAGAACGTGTTTGAAACTCTTCATTTCTGCGGTGAGCATATGCCATTGAAAAGTCATTAATTCTATCTAATACAATACTAAAGCTTACAGTTTCTTGTCCAGGAAACGCTCCAGAAACAGCTCGTAATCTATCTGCTGCTGATGGTGTTACATCTTGATTACGCGCTACAGATACAGAGATGCTTTCTGGATTCCATAAAAATTGAAAACCATATTTGTATGCCTCGTCCTCGTTCATCTCATCATCTTTACTGCCCGCCTGTACTTCTTTATTATCTACTTGATTTTGTTTATTGATTTCTGAAACAGATGTTACTTTTCCTTTTTTCTTATCTACAGTTGAAACAGAACCAGCAGAGTTAAAATACCAAATTCTTCCTCGACGAAGCATGTGCTCATCAGCATCGTTAATGCCAATCATTGTACTAGCGTATCTATTTCCAGCAATTACTCGTGGGCTTACTGGCAAGCTAAATTCATGTGGAGGAAGGTTCCACTTGCTATCAGGTTCAGGAGTAGTTCTAGTTTGTTTTGTCTGATTTTCTGCGTTATCTGTTACGCCGTCTTTATTTAAATTATCTCTAATGTTTTTAACTGCCCAAAGAATAGCTGCACCACCAACAATTAGTCCAGTAACTGGGTTTGTAACAGCCGCGCCAACAGCAAGACGTAATGCCGTGCTTCGTACAGCAGCAAGTGCTAAATTTTTTCCAGCAGTTCCAGCACCAGTTTTTGCAACAACAGCCGCGACTCCAGCGGTTTTTACCGCAACCTCTGTTGCTGTTAAAGCTACGTTAGCTACAGTTTTAGAAGATGGAAGTTTTGATACGCGGTTTTTTGCGGCATCAGTAGACGCATTAGTATTTATTACAGCTGTTTTTTTAGACAGTTGAGAGGATACGTAGGTTGCCATTATGATTGTGCCGCCTGACTCATCATTGTTTGACTACTTAAAGCTGATTTAAGAGCAGCTACAGTGTCGCTTGGGTTTGTTGAACCATTAACAGCAATAGTCACTCCACCATAGTTATACGTATGTTGAGCTTGTCCGCCACCACCTTTAATGTTTTCCCAAGCACCTTTAATAAAGTCTCCCAAAACGCTCTTATTATCTTTATTAAAGCCGTCAAGGATTCCCCTAAGAGTTGTTGGTTTTGAATCGTCTTTAGAAGAAGATGATGTTGAGCCACCGTCTGTGGATTCAGCAGCACCAGAACCAGAAGAACCAGCACTTCCACCACTAAGAACTCCTTTAGTTGACCACTGGCTCCAGTTCTTTCCACCAGCAGACATGTGCCTAGCAACTTTTGCATTTATCAACGGGTCATATAAGTCTTCATTAGAATTAAGTTTAAAAGTGCCGCCGTTAGCATCTTTCCATTCTTTAGCTAGGCGTTCTTTTGCAAGGCCCCCAAGCATATTGATTTGGAACAAACCATAAGATAGGTCTTTGTCATGGGGGTTAAATGCCCAAGGACGTTTACCAGACTCAGCCTGTGCAATCTTCTTAGCGTTCTCAAGACCTTGGTCTTTAAATCCAGCTTGCTTTAATATGTCTTCTAACTCTTTATCTCCAAGAACAATTTTTCCTTTTCCTGAAGGACGGGTGTCTGGAGCGTTGTGAGTCTTATTGTGGACCTCTCCACCC